AACTGCGCATCTATGACCATTACCACACCCAAAGGGGCTGATACCCATTGCGAATAGCATCGACTGGAACGCGATCCGCGCCGAGTACATAGGCGGCGGCGTTTCATTCCGCGCCCTTGCGGAGAAGTACAACACCAACAAGGACATCATTGCCCGCAAGGCCAAATCTGAGCATTGGGCAGAGGCCCGTGCGACAGCGGTAGACAGGACGCTGGAAAAAAGTATACAAAAAACGGCTGATGTATACTCCCAGAACGCCGCTATTGCCGCCCGCATCAAAACCAAGCTGCTCCGCAAGTTGGAGCGGGAGATAGACGCTATCCCCGACAGCACAGGCTCGGAGATGTACATGGACACCCATAACACCGATTACAAGGGCGGCAGGGCCGTGAAGCGCACCTCAGGCGGCAAACGGTACAACCTCCGCGATTTCGCTATGGCATACAAGGCCCTGACGGATGATATGCCCAAGGAGACGGGCTTTGACGATCCGCTGAACGAGCTTTTCCGCAGAATGGACGAGGATATCAATGCCACGGATATTTAGCGATAAACAGCGGGAGTATTTCCGCGAGGCTGACCACCGCTGGAATATAAAGACAGGAGCCACCCGCAGCGGCAAGACCTACATGGATTACTTCCTCATCCCTCGCCGCCTCAAGGAGGTCGAGGGCAAAGATGGTCTTGTTGTTATCCTCGGCAATACCCGTGAGACCATACGCCGCAATATTATCCTGCCCATGCAGGAGATGTACGGTGCGGGCCGAGTGAGCGATATACGCGCGGACAACAGCGCGATTCTGTTCGGTCAGCGCGTTTTTTGCTTGGGTGCGGATAATGCCAGGCACGTCGACCGCATTCGCGGTACGGCTATCAAATACTGCTACGGCGATGAGGTCGTGACTTGGCATCCAGATGTATTCGATATGCTCAAGAGCCGCCTCGATAAGCCGTATAGCCGCTTCGATGGCACGTGCAACCCGGACAGCCCACAGCATTGGTTCTACGAGTTCCTACAGAGCGACGCGGACATCTACTGCCAAGCGTATACGCTGGATGACAATCCGTACCTCGACCCGGATTTCGTTGCCAACCTCAAAAAGGAGTACAGCGGCTCCGTTCTCTACGACCGTTACATCAACGGCCTATGGGTAGCTGCCGAGGGCGCGTTGTTCACCACCTACCCGCAGTACACCAGCGACACGACCCTGCTTCGGGACGGCATCGCCCATATTGATGCGGCATACGGTGGTGCGGATAGCACGGCGTTTACCTGTGGCAAGCGTCAGGGCGATACCCTGTACCTATATGGGCGGCTCTGGCACGCCCACGTTGACACCGTAATGGACACGTGCATCCGGGAGGCGAAGCGTCTCCTGTGCGCTCCCATCCTCACAGAGACCAACGCCGACAAGGGCTACCTGGCGAAGGAGATTCAACGCCGGGGCTATAGCGCACGCACATACGACGAACACGACAACAAGTACACCAAGATCGCGACATACCTCCGCAAGTGGTGGGGGAATGTCGTTTTTCTTGATGGCACGGACAAGCAATACATCTCGCAGATACTCAGCTATACCGTAGAGGCCGAGCATGATGATGCGCCCGACAGCGCGGCGAATATCGCCCGTTATTACGATAAGCACAACAGCGAGAAGTGGGAGTATCAATCCATATACGGAGGCATGTAATGGCTGAGTACAAAGACCTCGAAACCCCCGCTTTGGATATACTGGGCCAGCCGTGGACGATTACATTCGCGAGTGCGGCAGAGGATAAATTGCTTGAGGAATGCGACGGTTACTGCGACAAAACCACGCACAGGATTGTCGTTTCCAGTATGTCCGAAGATTGCACATTAGGAGACCCGATTCAGTACAAACGAAAGCTGATACGGCACGAAATCATTCACGCTTACCTGTATGAGAGCGGCTTGCATGGCTGTGTAGATTGGAACAGCGGCGACAGCGAACACCCGGAAATGCTCGTGGATTGGTTCGCTGTCCAACTGCCGAAAATCGTCAAGACATGCGAAATGATTTCTGCCATATGAGGCTAGAACTACACGGCGAAGAACTGCCGTAGAATCACGGAGGGGATTCGCCTATGATGACCTATCAAGATTTCATTGCCGAGCAGAACGTGGCTGACGCGATCCGCAAGGCTATCGACCAGTACCAGACCACAGCCGAGTACAAGACAGCGGTTGATGCAACTGAGTACGATGCCCAGCGCAATGTGACCATCAACGGCTTTATGCGGCTCATCTACACGATGCAGGGCAGGACTGTTCCCGACCCGACCGTGAGCAATAACCGCATCGCGTCGAACTATTTCGATATGCTAAACACCCAGCGCGTGGCCTACTCGCTGGGCAACGGCGTGTCCTTCGCTGGCGCAAGGCAGGTACAGAAGGGCGGAAGTACGGTAACGGTGGACGAGACCAAGGACAAACTCGGCCCGAAATTCGACACCGACCTATACAACGCCGCACGCTTCGCCCTCATTCACGGTATCAGCTACGGCTTCTGGAACCTTGACCGCCTGTACGTTTTCAAGGCCACCGAGTTCGTACCGCTGTGGGACGAGGATGACGGCTCCCTGCGTGCTGGTATCCGCTACTGGCAGTTGTCCTCCGGTAAGCCCATGACGGCGGTACTGTACGAGGAGGACGGCTATACAAAGTACCGCAGCCGCCCTGGCTCCAAGCGCGAACTAATGATGGTGGAACAGAAACGCGCGTACAAAGTGCAGACCGCGACCACCGAGGCAGACGGCACGCACATCGTGGGCTATGAGAATTACGGCTCCCTGCCCATCGTGCCGTTGTGGGGTTCCCGCAAGCACCAATCCACCCTTGTGGGCTTGCGCGGTGCTATCGATAGCTATGACCTCATCCAGAGCGGCTTCGCCAACGACTTGCAGGATTGTGCGCAGATCTATTGGCTCGTCGGCAACGCTATGGGCATGAACACGGAAGACCTCCGGGGATTCATGGACAGGCTCAAGCTGTGGCACGTTGCTACCTACGATGCGGACAACGCCACCGTCACGCCGTACACGCAGGAGATACCATACGCCGCCCGCAAGGAGTTCTTGACTCATATCCGTGCGGAGATGTACGAAAGCTTCGGTGCGCTGGATGTGCACACCGTAGCCGCTGGAGCGACCAATGACCACATAGACATGGCCTATCAGGCGATGGATGACCGCGCGGACGATTTTGAGTACCAAATCATCGAGTTCATCCAGCAGATTCTCGCCCTCATAGGCATCAAGGACATGCCCGTGTTCAAGCGCAACCGGGTGAGCAATCTCAAGGAGCAAATCGAGGCCGTTATCATGGAGGCCCCGTACCTCGATGACGAGACCATCCTCAAGAAGCTGCCCAACATTACCGTGGACGAGGTGCCTGATATCCTCGCCCGGAGGGATGCTGAAGGGCAGAACCGCTTCGGCATGGGCAACGAGGAGGAGAACGAGGAAGACGAGAACGACCAGAACGAGGAGGAATAACCGATGGCACGCAGAGCATTGAGCGAACAGGATGCCATTGCCGAGCGTGCGAGATTCGACCTCCAAGGCCGTTTACAACGCAGTTACGTGCGGGCCAATAACGACATAGAGCGGAAACTGAACGCCCATCTCAAACGATTTGAGGCCGCTGAGAAGAAATGGCGTGATCGCATTGCCAAGGGAGAAGCTACCGAGGAGGATTTCCGCGTCTGGCGCATGGGGCAGGAGTTCACCGGGAAACGCTGGCGGGATATGCGCGACCAGATTGTCGCTGACCTCTACCGGGTAAACCAGCAGAGCGTGAACGCGGTTAACAAGGAGCGCACGAACGTTTTCGCCGATAATGCTAACTACGAGATGTACGAGCTTGACCAGCACGGGCGCATGGGTATGGGCTGGACGGTGTACAACCGCCAATCCGTCGAACGGCTCCTGCGCGATGACCCGGAACTGCTCCCGGCGAAGGAAATCTCCAAGATGAAAGACGGCGTATGGAACCGCAAGAAGGTGAACGGGGCCGTCGTGCAGGGCATTATCCAGGGCGAGAGCATCCCGCAGATAGCCAAGCGCATCGCGGAGGTCACCGGGAGCCAGAACCTACAGCAGATGGTCAGCTTCGCCCGTACTGCAATGACAGGCGCACAGAACGCGGGCCGTATCGAGGCCATGCACCAGGCGCAGAGCCTCGGAATAAAGCTGAAAAAACGCTGGATAGCTACGCTCGACCACCGTACCCGCGACGCGCACCAAGAACTGGATATGCAGACCGTAGACGTGGACGAGCCGTTTGAGGTCTACAGTAAGGGAATCAAGCAGGAAATCAAGTTTCCCGGAGACCCCAACGCCGCCCCGGAGCTGGTCATGAACTGCCGCTGTACGCTGGTGCAGTTCCACCCGGAATACCCGCCGCAAGCGATGAAACGCCGGGACAATGAGACGGGCGAAGTCATCGACGCGGTCAGCTATAAAGAGTGGCTTGGCGATAAACAAAGAGAATCTGATATGCCAGAAATCAGATATGGCGAACTATTCTCACCAAGGGCGGCAGAGATTACGAGTGCTACATTAAACAAGCTGCATAAAGAATACCCCTTGTCTGAAAAGCTCAGTTTTGTGGGCGACGTCAGAATAAGCAGAGGATTTGACCAAAGCGATGACGTATTTGACCTCCATCATAATCACAAGGATATCGCGCCTTGCGGAGCACAATATATACCGAAGACTCGAAGAATTGAAATACACAACGAATCGTATAGTGATATGACGCTTAGCGACGAGTTTGAGCAGCTATGGAATGTACGATTGCGGTATCAAAACCCAATGGCGGCTCCTAAACAGAGCGAAGCCTTTTTCACATCCACTTCGACTTTGGAAGGAACGATAATGCACGAATACGCACACGCATTATCTGATGATTCTGGAGTGTTCAGTGGGGGCGTTGACAACCCGTTTAGAAGATGGCAAAATGCTTTCTGGGAGAGCCATAAAAATGAGCTTTTTGCCATATCCCAATATGCCGCATCGCATCCAGATGAGATGTTCGCAGAAGCGTTCGTGCAGATCCACGACGTAGAGCATAAAGACTCGTTGGCATATAAGTTAGCCGAAGAAATAATGGATGCGTTCGGAAGATATAAGCGAGGGGAGCCGTTGTAATGCAACTTCTACTTACGGAAGAAGAAAAGCAATATATCGAGTTTACGAATGACGGCAATTACGCCATGAAGTGCCGAGATGATGCGCCTGAATCGATAAAAAATAGCATTAATCGCAAGATTGCACAACATAAAAAATGGCTGAAAGAGTTGGAATCATCTGGAGGGAAACATGGCTAAACTCACCGACAACTCCCCGCAAGTCCTCGCCGCTATTGATGCCGCCATCGAGAGCGGCCTGACCATCATCGGCGGCAAGGCCGAGGGCTATGCCAAGGCCCTGACCCCGGTTGACACGGGCCTCCTGCGCAACAGTATCACATACGCCCTCGGAGGCCAGCCGCCCGCTATATCGGCGTACAATGCCGCGACAGGCGGCGGCTCTGGTTCTTATGCTGGCACAGCCCCAGCCGATGAAGGGAACCAGCGTAGCGTGTACATCGGCACGAACGTCGAATATGGGCCGTATATCGAGTACGGCACTAGCCGAATGAAAGCGCAGCCGTTCATAACGCCCGCGATGGAGCCTCACTTGGACGAGTACAAAGCCGTCATGGCGAACGAACTCCAGAAGGCCGTGGGCAACCTCAAATAAAGCACCAGCCGCGCCCGGACAAAATACATCAGGTGTTTAGCGTACACCGAGCGCGGCTGTCTGCCCATAATTTGGAATCAAGCCACCCCCAATGCACCGGGGGCGGCTTTTTTCATGCCCTCATGAGCATTTGAGGGCGAATAACCTACTCGCGGCGAAGAATCGCCACCAAAGAAAAGGAGAGAGTAACACATGGCACTCACGCGCAAGCTGCTGAAAGGCATGGGACTTACCGACGAACAGGTTGACACCGTAATCGAGGCGCACACCGAAACGGTTGATGGCCTCAAGGAACAGCGCGACACCTACAAGGCCGACGCTGAAAAGCTCAAAACCGTACAGGCAGAACTCGACCAGCTTAAGGGCGGCGAGGATTGGAAAGCCAAGTACGAGACGGAGCACGCGGCGTTCGACACCTACAAGAAGACCATTGCCGCCAACGAACAGACGGCGAAGGTCAAGGAGGCCTACAAGGCCCTCCTGCTCGAAAACAAAGTGGATGACAAGCGCATCGATTCCATTCTGCGCGTTACCGATTTCGCCGAAATGAAACTCGGCGAGGACGGCAAGCTGACCGACGCGGAGAACCTGTCCAAGGCCATCAAGACCGATTGGGCTGGCTTCATCGTAACGGACGGCACGCAGGGTGCGCACGTGGACAACCCGCCCAAGGGCGGCGCGACCATCACGACCCGAGCTGACATCTACAAGAAGGACGAGCACGGTCGGTATGTCCTGTCTACTGCCGAGAGGCAGAAGGCACTTGCCGAACACCCCGAATTGATGAAATAGAAAGGAGCATGAAAGATGCCCGCTTCTTCCGTTGAAACCCTTACCAACCCCCGTGATTCTCTGCCGAATGTGTACACCAACGTCACGGCCCGTGAGATCGATTTCGTTACCCGATTCGCTGACAACTGGGAAGCCCTGCGCAATATCATCGGCATCATGCGCCCCATCCGCAAGGCCCCCGGTTCCCGCCTGATTTCCTACACCGCCGATGTGACGCTGGAGAGCGGCAACGTCGGCCCCGGCAGAGTCATCCCCTACAGCAAGGCGACCATCACTGAGGCCACTCACGCCGACCTGACCGTCGAGAAATACGCCAAGGCCGTCCCGATTGAGGACGTGACCACCTACGGCGCGGAAATCGCTGTTGAGAAGAGCGACGATGCTTTCCTCACCAAGCTCCAGAACGTCGTTACTGGCAAGTTCTACGATTTCCTCAACACGGGTTCTTTGATCGCCGGTGCCTCCACTTGGCAGGCCGCTCTCGCCAAGGCGCAGGGCGAAGTGCTCAACAAGTGGGCCGCGATGCAGAAAGACGTGACGGGCATTGTCGGCTTCGCCAACATCCTCGACGCGTATGATTACCTCGGTAACGCGAACATCTCTGTGCAGACCCAGTTCGGCCTGACCTACGTCCGCGACTTCCTCGGCTACAACACCCTGTTCCTCCTGCCCGCCACGCAGATTGCGCGCGGTATCGTCATCGCGACCCCGGTGGAGAACATCGACCTGTACTACATCGATCCCGGCGACAGCGAGTATGCCCGCCTCGGCCTCAACTATGCCGTGCAGGGCGAGACCAACCTCATCGGCTTCCATGCGCAGGGCAACTACAGCACCGCCGTTGGCGAGTCCTTCGCCATCATGGGCATGGCCCTGTGGGCTGAGTACCTTGACGGCATCGCCGTTGTGTATTTCGGCACTTCCACCGCTGTCACCACGGCTGAGACCATCACCGCAACCGCTGGCGATGCCCTGCTGTTCAAGACCGCGCATCCGCGCATTGTGAGCGTGCAGGAGCTTCTTGACGGTTCTACTCCGATTACCGCCTACACCATCGAGCGCGAGGGCGTGCGGCTTGCGGCGGCTCCCACCGGGACTGTCAAGATCAAGTATACCTATATCGCCTAAGCCGATTGGGAGTGAACGTGATGACGCTTGAGGAGTTCTGCCTAGAAACGCACAACTGGTTCACAAACGGCGTCTCCTACGGCGGCGAGTACACAATCGCCGACAATACGATTACGCTGCCCCAGCTAAAGCTGGGGCAGTATTTTCGCATTTATGGGAGTACCTTCAACGACGGCGTGCACCAGTACCCGTGCAACACCCTGATAGACGAGACCTTCGACGGCATCATCTACCCGATGCGGGTTCCTGCGGCTGTGCTTGAGACCATCGACGCAATCACAGCATGGCAGAATGACCCAGCCAACGTAGAGGCCCAGAATGGCCCCTATCAGAGCGAATCGTTTGCGGGGTACTCGTACACCAAGGCAACGGCTACAAGCGCATCTGGAGCCGTCCTTACAGGCTGGCGGGCCATAT